CAGGGTAGTAGCTACTCCTCAAGCCATAAACAGCCCAGAAGTCATTAAACTTATGGAAAAGGGTGTAGACCAAGGTACGGCTATAGAAATAGTTCAAGCAAACTTTGATCTAGGTAAAAAGAAAAGTGAGTATGTGATGGGAATTGGTAATAATCAAAACTTACCAACTCCCGAGGTATATACAGCTAGATTAGTTGCGGCTGGCAACGATTTGGATGACGCTAGAGAGCAGACAACTGCAGCTATTGCCCAAGGGATTGTATATAGTCCTCCTACTACGGCAGAAATGACAACAAGAAGCAAAGAATTTGATGAAGCTTTTGAGAAAGAATCAGCTTCTTTAGCAAACCTTCTTTCTGATACTCAGACTGTGCAAAATGCAGCAGAAAGAGTTAAGGATAACCTCGGTTTCTTTACTTCTGGAACTTTAGCTTCTTGGACTGCTGCGATAGGTTTAGACTATATGCCGCTTGATGGTAAATCCAACATAGAAATGAAGAAAGCTCTTGGACAACTTACTTCTGACGCTTCTCTTAGCACAATGGAAGAACTAAAGAAAGCGTCTAAGCAAGGAGCTACAGGATTGGGTCAAGTATCTGTAGTAGAATTTACATCACTAAAAGAAAAGAAAAGTTCAATAGAGCAATCTTTGCAGTCAGGTGATCTAAAAGAATCAGTTGACATTTACGTTTATGACAGAAACAAACTTGCGTACAAAGCTTATAAGTCTATGGTTGATTCATATGGTCTATCTGCTGTTAACAGTAGAACTGGAATATCGGAAAAACAAATAGCAAGTATATTAAGAGATATAGATAATTTCGAGAGACTAGATCCAGTCGGCATAAGTATAGCAGCTCGTACAGGATATTTTATAGACAATGAAGGTTTGCCTACAGCACGATCTATGATTGAACCTGGATATAATCCTTTAGATGATCAACAAAGACAAGCAGATGCAAAGGCTCGAGACGAAGCAAGAATAGCAGCAGGGGAAAGAGCGTTCCAAGAAAGAGAAAGAATAAGAGCAGGTGAAAACGTAAAAAACAGACAACGGATGGCGAAAACTATTGCTAAAGCTGCTTTACCTGTGGTACCGGGTGAAGTAATAGACTTAGCTCCTGACGTTATAAACCTGGCCCCAAAAATAATAGACTTTTTTGGGGGTAATCCGTCGAGTACACAGCAGTACAATAGCAACGCAAGTCTGATACAAACAAAGTAATATGTCAATAACTATTAACGACCCAGTAACTGGAGATTCGTTTGAGTATTATGGTACTCAAAGCCTAACTCCACAGCTTGCTAATGATCTAATAGGAACATCTATCGTAGAGGCTAGTCAGGAGCTTATGGATGGCTCTTACAGGCTAGACGCTTTAGGCAAAACTATGGATACGCTGGATATAGCAAAAAGGCTTGAAAGAAATACTGCGTTGCAACTTCGTGTACCTATAGAAAATGTAGATGCAACAAGTGGAATAGGGGACTTGGATAGACTAGAACTAGGTCTTAGACCAACATTAGGTCAAAAAGTTGACCATCTCCGTAGAGAGTATGGGTACAGAAACGTACAAGCCGTGCCAGTAAATGGTAAATACAGACTTATAATCAAAACTGAGGGAGAGGGTCAAAACGCTAAATACAAATATGTTAACGAAGAAGGTTTAGATTTTGGTGATATTGCCGAGTTTGGTGCTACGGCTGCAGTTCCAATAGTGGTGGGTGCTGCTGTTACAATGAAAGCACCAGTTATGTTGCCCGCTTTAGCTGTTGCTGGGTGGGGATCATCTGCTAAACTAGCTGCTATTTCTGGAGCTTCATATTTTACAGCTGCTGCTTTACAGGATAGTGCAATAGCAACAATAGATGGAACTGTTCCAGATTATTTAGAAATAGCAAAGCGTAGAGGTGCAGAAGCTGCTATAGCAGCTGTACCAGAAACATTGATGATCAGAGGAGGTCAATGGTTGAGTGGATTTGCTGGTAGTGGTGCGGATGATGTAGCTAGAATACTAAGGTCAGATATACAGCAACTAAAAACAAGATTCACACAAGTTCTTGATGACGGAACAGAATTAGTTCCTAATCTTAAAATAGGCTTAGGGGGTATGACAAGTCAGGCTGGAGCTCAGGCTGAGAGAAGAGCTAGTGCTAATAGTGCTGCTATTAGAAAAATGTACCAAAACAATATTGATGAGCTAGACTCTATGTTAAACTCTCTGAATGGAGGTTCTGCAAGACCCTTAGAAGAGGTGGTAGAAAATGCAAGAGATCTCATAAGTCAAAAGCTTACAAAATTAAGTGATGATCTTACGGCTATTAATCCAGAACTAGCTGATTCTGTGCAACAGATTTTACAGACTAGACTAAAGAGAATGGGTGGGACTGAGCGTTTATACAATGCGAAACCTGTCGGAGAACAGTTACAAGCGGGATTACAAAATACCTTTAATGTTGCTCAAAAAGAAAAAAGAAGATTGTTCGATGATGTAACAAGAATCGCAACCGAAGAAGACATATTCTACGACGTAGAGGCTGTTCTCAGGGCGATGAGGCGAGCTATAGCCAAGGGTGGTAGTGGCATAGATGGCATTGATTTAGATGCTGCTAGAGCCCTTGCTACATCTATGGAAAGAACTGGGCTGTCTGATGAAGCCATACTCAAAGCGTTAAAAGAAAAGCTACCGCTTGAGTTTAAGGGTGGAATGAAAGATTTCAAAGCTGTTAAGACTGTATCCTACAAGCAACTAGACGACCTTATCAAAAAGTACGCAGAAAGAGCAGACTTCGGAGATATAAAGCCTACAACTCAAAATGCTGGGTTTGCTAAGATTATGCGTAAAGAACTTACCAAGGTCAGGGATAGGTCTTTGAAAGGCACTAGAACTCAAACAGCCTTGAATAAAGCCAATAAGTTTTACAGAAATCAGTACGGACAATTTTTAAGGTCAGAAATAAAGCCAATTATAAAACCTGATTTTGGAGGTGGATATGGAAACATACCTGGAGAGTCTTATACAGTCATAGGAGGAGAAGCTACTTTAAATAAAATATTTTCTAATGGCACTAATGTAGAAGAAGTTTTAAAAGCTTTTCCAGAAGTAGCATCATCACCTGGGGCCATCACTAGGTCTGAGGCACTAAACATTTTAAGAAAGGCATATGTATCCCATATAGGTCTTAACGGAACTGTTCAACTCGGTAAAGGGATGAACATAAATGTTAACAATTCTATTATGGCTCAACTTTTTCCTCGCAACTGGGAATCTAAAGTAAAAGCTTTTGAAAGATTTAATGAACTAGCTAGATCGACTGGAAAGGTTATAGAGGTTGAAGATGATATATTTAGAGAAATACTTACTCTTGGAACTCCATCTCAAGCAAAGAATGCTCGAAGAATAGGGGATCAAAAAATTAAAGCTGCAGAAAGATTAGCAGAAGAACAAAGCAAATTGTTTGATGCTATAGTTAAAAAACAAGGCACATTGTCTGCCGAGGATGCTTTAGAGGCTATAGGATCTTTGTTAAATTATAGCTCTAATGAAATAAAAGCCTTAAAAAAAGTAGTCCAAGAATCATCACCAGACTTTGGATTAACTACATTACAAAACAAACTTGCTACGGAAATAATAAAAATAGCAAAGCCCAAAAAAGTAAATTATCCTAGAACGAGTTTAGGAGAACCTTTGTTTGATCCCGACATACTTCTAACAAAACTGTCAGATGTAAAGATAAGAAAGGTTGCAATCGAAATCTTGGGCGAAGATTGGGTAAAGAATATGGAGGCTATAGCAAGAGTAGCAAAATATAGCACGGCTGAAGCAAAGCGATTGCCGGGTGTGCGACCAGTTATTTCACCTGGTTCAGGGGGATTACAAACAACATTTGTAGCAGGCGATTTAATACCAGATATAGGAAGATTTTTATTTGGTAGATTTGCTGCTACGCCAGGATTAAAAGAATTACTTGCAAGAAAAACGCCAGACGAAGCCGCACTATTATTTAGGCAATGGTTGCCATTCTTTATGAGCACAGACGAAACCTTAAAGGCACTATTGTTACATATGAGAAGTAATCCAGAGATGTCTGCTTACATACAAGAAGAGTTAGCAAACCTTGGAAACCTAGCAATGGAGCAAGATAAGGCTGCTATTCAAAGAAATCAATCGAACGAACCTAGTCAAAGGTAAGGGGATCGACTTGTTTTACGTTAAGGATCTTCCCAGAACCTCCACGCTTGAACACACAATTCCCGTTCTTATCTGGGTTCTTTGCAAGCATCAACCTAACCGCAGCTTTCTCGTCGTGAGCCCACTTCGTTGCAGTAGAGCTCTGACCCTTTTTCATATCGTAGTTCATATAGGTAATTAGGTATCTGTTCAACAGTTTACTCCCTGTCCTCAGAGTTAGTAAGTAACCTATCCTGTAAGAAGTTTATCTTCTTCTTTAGATTCTCCACATCGTTGTTGAGTATATCGTTTTGTTTAGTTAGGGCTTCGCAAGACTTGGTCATTGCCTCGAGCCCTTTAATTAAAACTTCCTCTGCGTTAACTTTGAATAAAGTATTATTACTGTCTTTGCTCATAAAAAAATAGGGAGATCAAAACGAGGTGACAAATAATCAAAAGAACCCCGGTGGGGGCGTTACCGCTACCCCTCTCCCAGTTAAATTTAGTATATCCTGCCTACTGAATTATCGAATATAAATTTGTCAACAACGTCTCTTTCTCCCTCTCGATTCTTCACAAGACTGTAAGATAAATCAATATATGGTTTACCTGACTTGTCAAGTTTCTTGCTTTTTGCCATATCGTAGCAGGTGGGCCACATCATTAAAATAACATCTGCGTCATTCTCTATGTCACCAGAGTCCTTGAGGTCATATATCGACAGCTTACCCCTCTTAGCACCCTCTCTGTTTACTTGAGCTAATAGTATTACTGGTATGTTCAGCTCCATAGCCATCTGCTTTATACTGTGGCTAACCTCTGCTATACCATCGTGTTTCTGCATCTTTCCGTCCCAAGGGATTAGCTGAAGATAATCAATCACAACCATAGATATGTCGTGCTTTCTTTTTAAGTTTCTGCACTTAGCTCTAAGGTCGTGCATATTCCTTATGTGGTTATAAATATATATTGGTGACTCCTTAATCTTCTCTATAGCTTTGACGATAGGTTTAAAAGCCTTCTCCTTGTCGGTGCTATTATTGGCTTCTTCGATGTTACAGCAGGATGATATTTGTACCATACGTTTGTAAACTTGCTCGGGAGGCATCTCCAAAGAAAACAATGCTACACCTTTTTTATCACGAATAGCAAGTCGCAATGCTACATTTAGAGCAAGCTGTGATTTACCACACGACGTTGGTGCTGATATAACCATAACCTCACCCCTGCCTATGCCACCCTCTGGAAGCTTAGCATCAAGAGATTTAATTCCAGTAGACACACGGACTGGTTTGTATGTGCCATCTATCATCGAGTCAATCTGACCGATAAAGCTTGATCCCACGTTGCCTAAAGATACGTCGTCGTCCCGGAACCCATCTATCTTAGCTACCTCTGCTTCTATATATGCCTTAGCTTCATCAGCGTCAGCACCAGAGTCTATTTTTTCTATGACAGATTTAGAGCTACGCACTATCTTTCTAGCATTGCTACGCTCTCTAACAATTTTAGCAGCGGGTACACATTGTAATGTAGTGTCACAAAGATTAGATAAAGCAAAAATAGCAGGCATACCGCCCACTTCATCTATAAGATTTTTCTTACGGAGTGACTCGTATACACTTATTTCTGTAACCTCTTCACCCTTATTGTGAAGTTCCTTAATACAACTAAATACTATTTGATTGGATCTATTATAAAAATCACTATCATTAACAATTTGTACGACATAGTCATAAGCGTCAGTAGACTGTTCTTTATTGGGATATAAACAACAACCTAAAACTATTCTTTCTGCATCAACATTAGCGTGTACTGTTACTTCTTTTTT